AAGCCTTCAACATCACCTATACGGATGTCTTGTAATGTTATTTCATTTTCATTCGCATCAATATCATCTCGAAAAGTTTGCCCTGTGTCGATGATGTTGCCGCCGTTGGGTAGAAAGTCCTTAATGTCCAAAAGGAAATCTTGTTCAACGGCTTCGTTGAACTCGTCATAAACGCCAGGATTGCCTATAAAAACCCACTGTTTAGCTTTCCCGTCTTGGATAGCTTTTATGACTGTCAATCCCTTGCTGGTATTTTGAATAGTTGCAGGATCTTGTACGTTAGCAGTATTAAATGCCGCTTCTATGGTTGCGGATCCTATATCTCCTAAATCTATTTTTTTAGTAGTTGCTAAAGTTGTAATGCTTCCGGCTACTCTCCACTTACCACCTTTAAATTGTAGTATATCATCTAACTTTAAAGATATACTGCCGCTTCCCAAGTCCTTATCCCCTTCTTTAGAAATTCTATAATACGTAGATTCTACTCCTGTGGAATCGCTTAAAGCTGGGATGTTTGTAGTTGGATCGTAATCACCGAAAAAACCTCGAAGCTTCTCAATGTCTATACGTTGCCCGTCATTCTGCCCTTTTTGAATGTGTAGGAAGTGGGTTTTATCCGGTGGCGTGCTACCTACGTCCTGCAAGGTGCTAGGTAATCTGGATTCTCCTATAAGTTGAAAAAGCTTTATAATAGCTTCATGTGTTTGTTGATCGTTTATTGCCATTTTATTATTTTTTCCAAAGAATTAGAGCCTTACCTTTAGCAGCCGCTATAGCTTGCTCCAATTCGTAAGTAGCTTCATCTACACCTTCTCCTGTACCAGGTTGTATGTTATCTTCGTTGAAGGTCTGCGTAATATCCCCTCCTGTTTTCAATAAGGCGGTTAATTCACAAAAATTAGTGGTAAATCTTGAATTTAATTCAGGGGACTCTCCTAATCTATAAAGAATGCCATTAATATACAAGTTATCGTGCGCTAATACCAATCTTAATTTTCTAACCATCTCCTCACTAATCCCAGTAAATAGAAATTCTTCCCCATCAAATATTTCCAGTTCGGTATTGTACCGCTCTAAAGTACCATTATAACCTTCTACAATCTGCTCATCGGCTAACTTGCTCATAACCTCCGGCAACCTTAAAGTGTGAACCACCCCCGTACCGTAGTTCATATCTCCAAAATTGGAACTGTTCCAGTAAACCATTTCTAACAAGGAAGAGGAATCGGTTGTTCTCTGTATAGATTCTGAAAGATATGTGAAAGATACATCCGAAGCCGATAACCCTACTTCTATAACAACGTTGAAATTATCCGGCATAACCGATATGTCCGTAACAAACTCGTAAACTTCGTAATCTTGTTCGTTAAAATCGGCTTCAACGGTTACTTCTGTATCTGCGCCATCGTAGTAAATGTCTAATTTTAAAACAAAAGCTTCAAAAGTATCGTTATAAACTATTTCTTCTATTGAAATAGTTCCCAGGCCACTTATATACACTACACGGTCTATCGCGTCAAAACCGTAAGGTATTTGATTTCTGTAATTCTTATTTTCCAAAACAGCATCGGTTAGAGGATCCAGTACTTCAACCGCCCCGAAGTAGATTCCTGTTTTTAGATCTTCTGTTTTGAATTTAGTGGCTGTAGTCTTTAGTGTCTTACCTATGTTGTCGCTTCGCTTTACAGCATTCAAAGGTATCTCACTACCATCACCTCCCAACGCATAAATATTTCTATACTTAGCATTCGTTTTGAATTGCGTGATAGGTTGGTCGTTGCTCGTGAATAATTGCGTGTAAGGATATGCTATATCTTTATTCTGTTCCCAGCTAAGGGTGTTATACCTGTTTTTCTTCCCATCTACGGACCTTGCAAACCTTATAGGATTGATGTTCGATATGGAGAAGTTTACAGCTATTGTTGTGGAAGTGCTGTCTATTACAATGCCTCTTTTATAAATACATCCGAAAGCATCTATAATTGTCAACTCATAACTTCCAGGAACCAGTCCTGTGAAAACGTTTTTTGTGTCGAAGTTTATACCGTCTATGCTATACTCAAGCGGAAATAAGTACTCGGAAACGAAGCCTACTTCTACTTTCAAGGTAGCTCCTGACTCAATATATGTAACCCTCCCGCTTATATCTGCCAGCTTACCCGGGGCTTTTATGTGTTGTGTCCTTATGACTTCCCCCTGCGAATCCTCGATAACCGTAAAAGAGGTTTTCCCCCTTTCGAGCCTTGTCTCTATTGGGCTATATTGCCCCGTGATTACAGTTCCATCCGTTCTATTCTCAAAACTGTAAGGTGGTACTCCTCCGGTAATATCAACAACTGCTACAGCATAATCGCATCCCGAAGTACTGTTATCGTAATGGGACAGGTCGAATGTTATTGGTGTTGTCTCAACAGCGTTATCGAAATCCGAAGTAAGAAAAGTCTCCCCTCCATATACGCCTTCCCAAATCCAATTTTCATTCGTCAGGTCTATGTAGAGCTTATTACCATTAATTGCCAGGGCTAAACCTACGCCAACATTCCCTTGACCGCCGCTATTTCTATAATCTAGCCTTAAGGCGGTTACGTAGTTAGAAGTAGCCGTGGATAGTGATGGGCCGATAGTGGATTGGAATTGGCTCTGTCTCAAATTGACGAAAGTCATTCGATAGGAAACCTCTGCGTAATTACCAGGACTGACTAGGTATTTAGCCCGTAAGATAACCATGGAACCGGCACTAGGTATTGACGTAAGCGTTATATTTAGCGTGCTATTCATTAATCTATGCCTGCTTTAAAGAGTTCCAATTTACTATTTTCTCCCGAGGTAAGCTTAACTATTCTACCATATTTTTTAATGCCACCCTCAAGGTATTCTATAAGTCCGAAAATATTACGAACCCCTACCCCGTTAACGCCTTCAAGTTGATCTACCACTTCGGGCGTCAATTTAAGCTTCATTTTAACCTTGTCGGCTTTAATCCTTTGTTTTCTTAGCTCTCCTATACGGAATTGACCGCTCTCCTGCAATACTTTCCCATCTGCAAATGTAATTAAATTTTGATTGGCATTGCTGGAAGCAAACCTTATGGATCGCTGCGGATCGTGATAAAGGGATCTCCTTACAGAGTGCCCGTGACCGTTGACCAGTAAGTTTAACGGGCTGTGTCTTAAATTCCAAGCCGTGTCAGGAAAATTTATACCCTTTGGTGGGGCTTCAAAATCATCTTGCCAAAGCCTATGCGTTATTAGACCGCTAAAATACTTACCGTCGTGGATCCATATATCTTCGTCTCTGTCAGTATCTTGGAATGGGAAATTATCAAAAGTAACCCTCCTTATGAGTTCGTAGCCCTGGGCATCATATCTATATTTACTCAATTTAGAATAAGCACGGTTAACACTTTTACCTAAATGCGTAGCGAAGATAGATTTACCATTTGGTTCATCCAACCCATTTACCTCTTCATAATCCAGACTGCCTTCGTGGCCAAGTTCTATTTTTGAGAATTGATCGTTTGAAGAACACTTTTCTTCTATATCATTGACGTTTGGAAGTCTTACACCTACGAAATTCTGAGTAGTGAATGTATCTGGCTCTATCCTAAGCATTTCCTTAGAACCTACCTTTTCAGCCACCCAGCACATAGGGGTTATCCCGCTAAATGCTTCAAAAGCTTCCTTGAAACTGGTATTGAATTGTATTTTTATAACCTCACCGTTCTCGTCATCATAGGTATAGGGAAAACCCCTTGCGAAGAAACCATTGTTAACTACTTTGAACTCAAAATCTCCACCTATTCCAAAAGTATCGGATTTAACCAATCCCGTCTGTCCGGTTATCATAGCTACTAATCTGTCGAATAGGTCTATAGGTTTAATGCACCTTCCTGTTGCGGGTGCGTAAGCAGTAGTGTCTGTTATGGATATACTTGCTTTAGAGTTGACAAATGTATTGGCATACCCGTTTTTGAAAAGAGTACTGTTTATACTTACCCTCGTTGAGTATATTATGGATATGCTCTCCCCTTCTTCTAACTCTACTGTTTTAGTCCAGTTATCAACACTGTTTTCTACGCCTATGTTATCTTTTAAATTTACCACTATTAAGTCTTCAAACTCTACAAGCTCCTGGATGTTATCTTGATTTCTCTTAGACTTCATATATCTTATGCTAAATAGACTGTCTCCTACTACAAACCGCTCCTCAAACTCTACTATTTTAAAATCTATGTTTACATTTAAAACTAAAGTTTTAAACTCTTCAGCTTCAAAAAATAGAGGTAAATCACTTCCAACTTCAAGCCCAATTACTGGGTCGGATGGCGCCCCTCTGTCTCGACCTTCATCGTACACCTCCATAGCTAAGGTAGGTATTTGTATATCGCCTGAAGCATCTGACTTGTAAACTATCTCAAAAGGAACAGGCCTTCCGCTGTATATGCCAAATTCCGAATCCCAATAACCCGTACCAATTCTGTACCTGTCTCGTTCGCCTTCTAATAAAGACTTTAAAAATATCTTACGCTCTACCGGTTGGAATTTATGGGTTTTCATTTCTCCGATATAATCCCCGTCAAGGCTATATTCTCCTAAAATATCTACTTTATCATCGTATCTGTTTTTTATAAGATCTGCCAGACCGCCTTCGTAAGCCTTGAGCTTTATACCATTGTTACCTCGGTCTATCTTAAAAGTGGTAAGATCTAAACGCTGTACGTAGGAGAGTTCCCACTTTTCATCTACTCCATATTCGGCTATTTCGTATTTAAGGATAAGGCACACTGGGTATATTCCGTGTATGTAGTATAGATTGCTTAAGTACTCTGAACCTGAACCATAAAAGCTTAAATCCACTTCTATTTTCCTGCGAACGTCTTTACTATCTTTATCTCTCTCGAAAGATAGGAAGTCCTCGTTCCATCCTTCAGGTTCCTGTATTACTTTACGGCCCAACTGCTTGGAATACAATTCAAAATAAACCTTCTTTACGCGCTCTACATTATCCATATAATATACTAATACGCCCTGTTGTCAGGCACTTCTACAGTTAGATTGTTATTTATAGGTCGGGATGCTAAACGCTCCATACGCTTGCCTAATTTATCTTGAGCCGATATTAATTCTCCCATTTTACCCAGCATTGCTAAATTACCATTATTTTCTGGAACTGGTCTGCCCTGGTATTGCATATTAAGATCCCAGATAGTATCTTCGATACCTTGGCTTCCTTGTTTTTTAGCGTAGTCTTGGTGACTTTTATAAACTTTATCCCCTTGTTCTAAGAAACGCATATTGGATCCTTTATCCGAACCGAAGGACTTAACGTTGTCGTGCTTATCCGCGTGAACCTCTGGCCGCACTTCATCCACAATAGCCCACCCAGCAGGTGCGCTTTCAGTACCTTTCTCGAACTTAGGTACGGACTGAGCTACAATGGAAGCTATCTGTACTGCTCCTAATACAGCTGTAAGTGCTGTTAGAAAGGGGTTAGGTAGTGCCTCCGTTATTGCTTCTGCTATATTTATTCCGGCTTTTGCCAAAGCTATACCTTTCTCAAACAGGAACTGCTCGTTTTGCCGCTTCTTCTTCTCTTTAAGTAGTTTCCTCTCTTTTAAATCCCGCTCTGCTTCTAAGGCACTTCTCCGCTCTTCCGTTAGATTTTCATTGGCTAATAGCTTGGCGTAGTAATCCTTATTTTTTTCTATTCGCTGGTCTATTTTCTCAATCTCTGCTTCAAAGAGGTCTCCCACTAAACCTATAGAAGCTGCGATTATTTCCTCTTGTAGCTCTTCTATCTTTTCAGATTCCTTCTCTTTCTGACTAATTTTGGCTTCTGAAAACTCTAGAAAATTATCAAAATCCGCCTTGTAAAGATTATCTTCCCCATATATGGCAGTAAAGTCTTCGGTCAAACTGCCAACTTCTTCTCCTGTTATTTCCGATAATCTTTTAAGTCCTCCTGTAATGCCGTCAAAAGTTAATTTTTCGGTTATTGCTTTATTAAAAGCTTCTATTTCTTCATCTGGCATCTCTAATTCATCGGCAGCAAAACCTTTTACGTCTTGTATAATTTTGACAGCATCTGCGTGCCTTTTTATAGACTCCGTGAAGAAATCCCACTCCTTAGAAGTTCTGGAAACCCTACTCTGCTCTTTTTGTAAAGCACTGATTATCCTCTCGTGATAATCAACCGAATTTTCTTGTACGTCGTTCACCGTGCTAACGCTTTCCACAATCTCCCTTTGGAGTTCGATAGCTTTAGCCACCTCCTTATTGTTTCTTTTCCAAGCTTCTGCTTTGGCTTCAAGTACGTCTATGCTATCAAGTATGGCTCCGGCTTCCTCTTCCGTAGATTCCCCCAGGGCTTTTCTTTGCTCGGATATTTGCTTAAGTATATCATTATACTCAGTTCTTTTCTCATTAACACCATCTAGAGCATCTTGTTCAGCCAGTAACCCTCCTATGAAGTCTTCGTTCCCTCCATCCTCATTATTATTTTGCACGGGTCCGAATATAGCAGAACCTCCGTTTTGACCGGCTGCATTTTTAGCAAGTCTTACAAGAGTTCTGTACTTCTCAGTCATTTCTGTGATCTGGTTTATCTCATCATTCAAAAACATTTCCGGTAGTAAATTAAAAGGGAATCCTAAATCTGATCTGTCTCTTTTTTCTGCCGTTAGTCTTGCCAATTTTGATTCTGCGTCTGCAAGCACATTTATGAAAGAAGGGAGTATTACCTCCGCAGTTTCTTTAACGGTGTCTCCGTATTCTTCCATATTGGATTTCATTATCTTAGTGAAATCTTTTTCTGCTGCTGCTCTTCCTTTGTCTATACTTTGACTTGTAGTAGTGACTAATTGCGTGATAGCCGAAATAACGGCTGCCGCACCATCTATTATACCCTTAAAGAAAGAACTGGTTTTTCCCGTACCATTATCTATGGTAAATATTAATTCTTCATACGTAGCATCCAGTATTTTTATACGGGCATCTAAGGACTTCAACTGCTCGCCTACTAAGTCGTCCAACGCTCCGGTGCTGTTCCTTACAGCTTCTGCATTGTTATCTATCTCTTGCGTATTTCGTGCCAGCACAACTGCTGTCTTGGCAGCCTGTACTCCGAATAGTTTGGTGGCTTTTGCCATAACCTCCATTCGAGTAGCCCCATTGTCAGTCATTTCTACAATGATCTCTAAAGCATCTCCAAGAGTTAAGCTATCTTTGGCCAATCTTTGGAGAGCTGTACTTAAAACCCTACCGGCTTGCTCTGCCTTAAGACCGCTATCCGAGAGAATACCAACTACGGAACCTACCCAGGCTAAATCTTCCCCTAAAGCATTTGCAATAGGTGACATATACTGGAAGGAATCTCGCATTCTCTGGAAATCCAGAGAAGTAGATGTTCTAATAGTAGCAATTACATCAGCGAACTTTTCTGCGCTTTCCGTTCCTGCTTCAAAAGCATTTAAGGTTTGTACTAAAAACTCCCCTGCATTCTCAGAAGTAGTTTGAAGCCCAATACCTAAATCCACTACCGGGCCAAGTAGTTGTTTAACCTCATCTTTAGTTTTACCTAAAGTGATAAGGTTGCTGGATAGTAAGGCTACTTCGTTAGAAGTTTTAATGGAAGCGGCAGAAATTCTTATTATTTCAGCTTCAAGATCTTGTATATCGTCTCGGGTAACACGCATAATACCCGCCATATTCTGCATCTCCTTGTCAAATTCCCTTACTCTCCTAATTCCGTCTCTAAATACAGATACAGCGAGAAAACCACCGCCCATAAACCCGGCAGCGGAAGCTAAATTTCTTAACCCGCCAAGTGCTTTACCGTAGTTACCTACGCTTCTCTGGAACTGCCCTGCTGAAGCATCGACTTTCTTTAGTCTTGAGTCAAGTTTATGGACTTGCTTCTCAAGGCGTTTCATCTCGAGGGTTTCTTTCTTACTAAGCTTTACGCCACTTTCCCTCCTTATGGCAAGGTTTTTATACGCTTTCCTAAGCTGGTTAAGTTCTAAGGATTGCTTCTCGTATGTGTCAGTAAGTTTAGAATTTATCTTGGCGTAGCTCCTGGCGTTTCTTGCCAGTATCTTATTGTTCTCAATTTCTTCGGTGGTCTTTTGTTGCTTCTTAGCTTTTGCCTGGGTAATCTTTCTCGTAGCCTGTGCTTCTTTCTCGGCAGCTCGCGCAGCTAACTCAGAAGCTCTTTTCTGACCTTTCGCAGATTTGTCTGTATTTTTTTGAAGTTGTGTATAGTATGTATTTAGCTTTTTAATTCCTGCGCTTGTCTTACCTATGGCGTTAACGCTCGACAACATATTAGCCGTCATTTTCTTAGACAGCTTGTCATTCTTAGTCTCAGTAGCGTTAACCTGTTTCTGAGCTTTATTGAGCTTATTTACTTCAGCTCGCAGGGTTTTAATTACTTTCTCTTGCTTTTTTACCTGCTCGTTCATCTGCTTACGATAGGTAACGTTCTTCTCAATTCTTGAATTGAGTTCTTTTATAGAACCGTCCGCATTTAAAGTCGTTAGTTTTTGGGCATTCTTAGATATTTCTAATATCTTACGGTCAATACTCTCCCAATCTTTATAATGATCTTGAACAAACCTGCGGGCTTTCTCAATGGATTGTAAGTAACTATTTTCGGCCATTATGCGGATTTTTTAGTAGAGAGTGACTCAAGAGTATAATGCCATTCTCTTAGACTTATTTTTTTAAGGTCAAGATCTCTTTTCAGAACGTTTTTAACGCCTACCAATATTTCCAGTAAATTTACCCCTTTATCGGCAGACTTACGCTCCATATCGACTTTTTCCTTTTCCAGTCTTTTTAGCTTTGTCTTTGCGGCCCTTAACTGTTTTGCCAACCTCTCGCACTCTTCTTTGATAGGTTTCGTAGGGTTTAGTAGGAAGTTCCAACCTTTAAGAGTCTCGATATATTGCTTTTGTATATCGGCTTCCATAAAACCCCACCTGCGGTTCACGGCATCCAATAATATTGAGGCTCCGTAAATCCTGGTAGCTGCCAATTCTATATCGTCAAGGCATTCTATGTAAAGTGAAGTAGTGTTGTTGTTGGTAAGTTTAGCGTACTCGTCTTGTATGTCGGCAGCTAACTCTTCTACGTTCTCGGGTAGTTGTTCTTTAATCTCAGTCCAGCCATCAAACTTAGGGTACATCCATTGCATATCCCCGGTATCTCGCATTTTAAAGAAGTGGTGCGCTGATATTTCTTCAGTGTTTCTTGATACTCTTAAAGTTTTAGGTTCTGCAATATCCATTCTATAAGTCCTGGTAAAATGTATTCAACATTAAATTCTCTCTCGTCCTCGTTTGTATTGCCAAAAATGTCAGATCCCCATTGTTTTATAAGCTCGTCTGTCTTTTCATCATTACTGCTTAAGTGCCACATCGCGCTTGAAGCGTTGACGTAAAACCCTTCGTAAAAATCTCCGGTATCTCTTAGGGTAACTCTGTCGGTAGGTTGACCTTCACTCTTTTTTATAGCAATAGTTTTTGGTGCGTAGAATCCTCTTATGGATTCCAAAGATTGCCCTCTTGAATTTAATCCAGCGTAGAGTTTACGCGTGTTCATATCAATAATTATATTATTGTTATCGTGGATTATATCAATGGCTTCTGCTTCCAAACCGAACTCAATCTCGATTAGGTCTCTAAAAATTCCGGTAAGCATACCTGATGCCATATAAGCTGTAAAAAATAAAGCCCTACCTAAGTAGGGCTTTTAAGTTACTTAGGGAATGTCATAAGAGACAGGGCTTCCTTTATAGAAATCACCGTCCGGTCCTTTCTGGATAGGCATTCTCAATTCCGTACTATCTCCTGCTGCTAAGGCAGTAACCGTCAGAACATAAACCCCTGCTTCAACGGAATCGTCTCCGGCAGTAGGATCGTTGGCTGTTCCTGCACTTGTGAATTTAAAATCTCCAAATTCTCCGCCTTCATATAGCGTGGTTGAATCCATTGCGAGCGTAGCTTTAACTTTTAAATCTGTGTCCATTGCAATTGGCTCGTTTACGTAATTAAGAGCTACCTCAGTAACGCCTTTCAATTTACGAAGTGAAGTGTCCATAATAAAACCGGGCTCACTATCAAACTCATACCGTTCTAAGAATTGGAACTTCAATCCTTCCGCTTGTCCTTGTGATGGAGAAGGGAAAGTTAGTTTAGCAGGTTGTATCATTCCTGTGGTGAATCCAGCCAAACCAGTTTCTGTCCGGTGTCCGTAAACGCCCTTTTGATCTACCAAAAGAATATTCCAACGCTTGAAACCCTTCAAAGAGTGCAAGGCTTTGTTGAAAAACAAACCATTAGTAAAGGTTGCAAGGAAGGCGTATTTACCCTCATTGGTTACCCTCATTGTATCATCAGGAAGATTCTCGGTAGCATCGTCACTTCCGTTCTCTTCAAAATTCTGAACCCCTCTTGCAATACCCATTTTACCGGCTAACATTAAGCGGCCTATCTCATCCTCTAAAGTCTCACCATTTTTGATCTCCTCGTTAGGGTGGATCATTATGATTGTCTTGGCCGATGTGATTAGCGTAGCACATCCTTTGGAAGTTTCCAACCCGAGGTTATTGCCGTCAATCGCGCACTTGCCTTTGTTTAATAATTCTTCTACTGTAGCCATCGTTATATTAGTTTATGTTTGCGGTAAGTATCAGCCTGGTCTTTGTTCAGCCTGTATTCTTTCCAGCGTTTAACTTTTATTTTAGCCGAACCGTCTTTCTTAGTACCAACGTTAGCTGTTCTGGTGGCAATATACTTGGATTTTCCAAATTCTTTGCCTTTATCTTCTGATTTTTTATCCGAATCCTCTGTTTTCTTAGCTTTATCTGCCATTAGTTACATCTTTTAGTTAATTGGTAGGTTAGATTTATATTAAGACTGAAAACGTGGTAAGGGTGCATATTTTCAAATTTAACATCGTTGATATTAAATCCTGAATAAATAGACCTTACTTGTTTTTGCAGTCTGTCATACGTAAAGGTATTAAATATTTCGGTGTTCAATATAACACTTGCCAAACGCTGCGCTTCTGAATCTCCGTACTCCGTATTGGCAATACGGTCTGTATTGAACCAGAATATGATTTTCAAAGGGGCTACGTAGGTAAACCCGTCTTGAGTGGTATGTTCTTCTCCGTCTATGAAACTAATAATAACGTCCTTAGTATCGTCAAGGTATATTATCTCATAATCTCCTGTACTGGAGTTGAACCACTCCGGGTAAGTGCCTGATATACGTTCTTTCCGGTATAATCTCCCGTAAGCTTCCACATTCGGGAACTGCGCTGACAAAGCATCGTGGAATACACGTTGCATATCCTGTATCTCGCAGTCAATTCCTGAAGTATTTGCTTTAAGGTGTATCATTTACCAAACGTCTGAAGCATCGAATATTTTCACTCCCTCTTTAAATATTGCTCTTATTGCCTGGCGTATGGAGTGGTGTAGTTCTTGTTTAAGCCCTACCGACCTCACTCGCCCTGCATCATCTACAACTCCTTCCAATTCCATCTTTAATTGCTGATAGCTAAGTTTAGCTGAAGTCTCTATGTAGTTACTCCGGCTTGTTGAAACCATCTGCTCTATAGCTGAAATTGCTAAAGCGTAGCCTACTGCGCCATCAAAAAGTTCTGGCCTTCCAATTATTATGTCTGAATAGTCTCTCTCAAGTACATACAGCCTGTGCCTATCTAATATCGCTGATAGTACGTGCTTTACAGCATCTACTTTCATCTGCTCCAAATAAGCATTAAACTCTGCCGAATCCATAGTTGGTTTCTCAACCGTTTTATAGATATTCTTCAGAGTTGCTAACCTGTGAAAGTACGGTAGGGTTCGTCCTGACGTACCTACCAAATGCTGCGGATCTACCGTAACATCCTCCAGGTCTGCCCGACCGAACCCTATCCGTTCTTCTAATATTGATATGCTTGCTGAGCTATACATTATAATGCGCCCTCTACAAGTTTACTTTTGAAAGTAGTAATACCTTCTTCCGATAATTTATTTATCTTGTTAGATAAAGTAGAATCGGCTTGGTCTATTGTTGCTTCAGGAACTTCGTTGGTGGCGTTAAGCCCGTCAACTACTGATTGTTTAGTGTAGCTTGTTCCACCATAGGTGTAGTACGCATCACCTTCTACCTGATCGGCAATAGAAGCATCTGCTTCTTCTGAATCCATAAGATAGATGGACTCCACAGCACCTAATACCGGAACTACTATAGCCTGCCCGGAAGTAAACTCTCTAAGTGGGTCAACTTTGTGATACTTAGATACTAGTTTAAACTCGTCCGCAGTAGCATAGGTAACCTGTTTCGCGGGGTGGTTCATTTCTGCCAACCTGCTCCAGGTTAAAGATCCTACTTGATCCCCAGTTAGAAATACTACCGCATTTTTAGTCCAAGGACTAACCGTTACATCCACACCATTCTTTTCATAAGTAATGGTTCTGTCGATGATCTCGATAGAAATTCCATACGCACTTCCGATAGCATCATTAACCTGCTCGAAGTTAGGAATCGGAATACTGGATCCGCTAAACCCGATACCGGCAGCAAATAGTTGCCTAACTTGGTCGTGTTTACGGAAGGCGTTAAATGTTCCCCTGTCCATTTTGATAAATCTGATCGCATGTCCTGCATCTCTTGCCTTGGAAATAACGTGTTCAATGTTATCAATCGGTTTTGCTGTTGCTCCTGACCAAGGCGCTGATACACCATACCTGTTTTTATCAGGTATTCCAAAATCTAATCTGATTCCGGTACCTGTGTTGTTCTCGTCGGTGATAGATGTAACCCCTGAAGATAATGCCTGTAAAAACATTCCTTCTAATTGTTCATCAATCCCTTCAATACATTTACGCGTATCTGCGAATAGCAATCTTAAGATCTGATTGTCAAGTCTGCCATCTGAGTTTTGGGCTTCTAAAATATCCAATTCCGAAAGTGTTTTCTCATCAAGGTATAATTTCATACCGAGTTTCGGAATATCTCCCTCTGCTTTCTTAATGGTGTCCCTTTTCTTCAAAGGAAGTGAGGAGTTTAATGAAACCACATCGGCTGCTACCGCGCGACCGTTGGATCCAAGCGAACCCCACTTCATAGTTGGGGAATATACTCTGGTCAACATCCTTTTGTGAAGGTACGTTAACGGGTTCTCGCTGCCGTTAATGGTAGCTACTACTTTGAGGACAAGCGGTAGGAACCACTTATCTACATATTGTCTAAATAATGACTTTTCCATCTTATGTTAGTCTTTTGTGAATCGAATTAGTGAAAGGGCAGTTACAGCACCTGCGGGGTACGCTGGTAATCCCTGTGCTTGTTCTGCGGCCTCAGTATTCACTCTTCCGCGAACCATAATAGAAGCCATTGGTTTTTTAGTAAGTATAGTACTTACTAACACACCTTTATAGGTATGTGATCCTGGTAGTGCTTCATAAGAGCCTTCGGTGATTATCAAGGGTTTTAAGTCCCCTGAAGCATCATCCTCGACAATTACAGTACCAGCTTTAATAACATCTTGGGTAACGCCTGTTACGTCAAGAGTCCTTCCTCCGGGAATATCTTCGAGAAGCAGTCCTATAACAACTGAATCTGCCGAAGTTTCAACGCCCGAAAGGTTGTCTGTTAAATTTGCTTGTGGCATTTGTTAGAATTTAAAATTAATTGAATAGTCTTTGCAAGGTTTACAACCCTGCTGCAACTGCATCAATATCTGCGTCTGTAGGCTTGCTGTTATTACTCCCGTTTGGCGGTGCCCCCGCTGTACTTGTAGCATCTGCTTGAACCTGGGTAATGTCCGTTAGTTCGGACTCCAAAGCATCAATCTGATCGGCTACTGGCGTTTCAGAATCTACGTCGATTCTGTTGAACCACTTTTCCCCTGTTTCCCCTTTAAGAGACTTCAGCTTTTCATTTGAATCGTAAAGCTTCTTAGCTTGCACTCTTTTACTCTCCGTTACTTTACCGGCTTTAAGCTCTTGCAATTCTGTCGTAACTGTCTTGTTAGCGTCAATAAGTGCTTTTGCCCAAGCTGGTACATCTTCCGGTGGTGTTGGAGGGTCTGTTGGTGCGGGTGGTGTTGGCGGGTCTGTTGGTGCGGGATCGTTTGGCTTTCTCTGGTTGGCTTCCAAATTTCTAACTCTATCATCGTCCTTCGCTATGTCAGAGAAGGAAATAAAATCGTTAGCATTGTTGATAACTCCATCAATAGCTTCATCTTCCGCATCATCAGCGGGTTTTTTTGCAAGTTTGGCCGAAAGTTCGTCCATCCTTTTTGCAGATAAGTTTACGCCTGGGTAGAGAACCTTCAGTCGTTCCTTAATCTTCTTTGCTTCTACAGCCATCTAATATTGGTTTTAGTTGTTTAAAAGATTTATAGATTCCAAATATATGGAAATTAATCGTATATAACTTGCATTCGTGGAATTTTTATTATATGGGGTTTACTCAGTAGGTGGCGCAGGAGGGTTATCTTCTGTCGGATCCTCTCCCTTTTGTTGTTTTCTGGCTTGGTCTTTACCTATATTCTCCAACTCCCGCTCTGCGTCCGGTGAAAGGTCTAAAGTTTCTACCGCTGACTCAACGCTCATAATACCTGTCTGTACAGCTAAGGAATAAGTCTCAACGCTATCTCTCAAATCATCTGGTAGTATGCTGTTAAACTGCACTCCGAAGATGGTGTCTCTCGCCTGTTCCTTCAAACCGGTCTTGGTAGTGGTGGTCACTCCTGATACCATAACGTTAACCATACGCTCCACCGCTGTCCGGTTGTCGCCTTCGTTAAGCTTGGCCTTCATTATAGCATCCAGGAACATAAGCCGTATGGCTACTCCTGAAACGTCACCTAAGCCCTTGATGTTATCAAAGCTTATATCTGGCGTGGAGGTCATTGTGTAAATATACTTCTCCAACCTCTCCAACTCCATCCTAACTGATTCCGGGGCTTCGTCGTGGGTCAGGAACTTAGCGTCACCGTGGTGCATTTTGTCAGCTTCATCCCTTATCATATTGAACCGAAGCGCTTTCCCATCCTCGTCCTTGTCTGGTGCCCCTTCTACTTCTCCGTAGAGCATAAGTATTGGATGCCCGCTGTAGTCGTTAGACGCTCCCAGTTTGCTCATAGCAACCTCAATCCTATCTATCATAGGCTGAGCTACGAACCACTCAGGGTTGTCCTGCTCGAAGTACACAACCGGTATCTTAGTAAACCCGTGGCGGTCCTCACTAACCATTGAAGCTTTGCCCGAACTGTTATCCATCTTAAATACCTTGGTGTCGGTATAAACCCATACGTTTGATAATGTTTTACCGTTAACTGTAGTATCGAAGCTCCAGGTAAAAGCTACCATATCTCCAAAAGGGTCGTAGTATGGTGCCATCCTGCCATTTTTATTCTCTAATACTTTACTTTTTATTTCCTTGGAAGAGTCTGTTCCTCGAAGCCTGTTGCTTCTACTCTCTGCGGTTGTCTCTTGCATGTAGAAAAGAATAGCACTTTGCGTTTCCGATTTCTTCAACTTAATAAGCTTCTGCAACTTATTGTCTAACCGATTTACTTTCCAAAGCCTGTCAATTTCCTTCGTTAAATCGTTCTTAGGTTTCCCTGAATCTAAAACTTCTGGAACTAAAGTTATTGGTTCTCCTACTTCAAAAGC